CCCCGGTGAGATCAGTCGAAGGATCCTCGCCTGCGAGAAGGATGCCGAGACAAGGGAGAATCTGCATGTGGATAGAATCGCTGACCCAGCTATCTTCGACCGTTCACGCGGACCATCGGTTGCAGACCAGATGCGGGACACGGACGGAGGCCTGCGGGGCATTATCTTCCGTAAAGGCGACAACAACCGTCTCAACGGACTCATGCAGTTCCATGAGCGGCTGCGCTTCAACGATCAGGGAATCCCGAAGGTCTACTTCTTCAAGACCTGTACGAACGCGCTGCGGACCATCCCGGCGCTCCCGTACAGCCTGACCAAACCGGAGGACGTGGACACCGACGCCGAGGACCATATCTTCGACGCATGCAAGTACATGTTCCAGGCATATCCGATGGCCGCTGAACCTGTGAAGCGGTATCACACCAGAGTAAGGACGCCTTATGACGAGCCAGGAGAGGAGGACGATATCTACCGTGGCTACGATTACTAACAACGGTCCTGCCCCGACCAAAGAACCGGGGAAGCGGAAGCCAGCCCAGAAGAAGAGTCCTCTGAGGGGCGCGGCTGAACCGGTACTGTTCGTCGGAGAGCAGGAGCTTTCCGAAGAGGACGAAGCCCTTAAGCGGGAGGCCTACTCCCGGCTTGACCTGTGGGAGACGGACTGTGCTCCCTATCACGATGACGCGAGGAAGTGCCGTCTTATCTACCGCCTGAAGGATCCCGATCAGGATCCTCCGGGAACGAGAGAGCAGGACAAAATGCTTCAGCTGCAGACGCTGAAGTCCACGCTGAACAACTGCATCGCCGACCAGGTGGACAACACACCGGAGGCCATGCTGGTTCCGCAGCGTGAGGATCTGACGAGCCTCGCATCCGACATGAACAACGTGATCAAGTATGTCATGCAGGTGAACAACATCCGGGAGTTCCACCGCCGCAGGGCGCAGGACTTCCTGATTACCGGCACGGCGGTCACGCAGATCATGTGGGATCAGGAGATGGATTTTGGCAAGGGAAACATCAGTATTTCCCGGTTCCCGATTGAGAGCATCGTCTGGGATCCTGCCGCCACAACGGTTCAGGATGCCAGGGCCATCATCAAACTGTCGTGGCATCCGCTTTCCTGGTACACGGAACACTATCCGGAGCAGGCGATGTTCATTGCGGATGACTCGCAGGAACACAACTCCGTGGGGCTGGAGCCCGCGCTTCAGGGGCTGAATGCCGATGAAGCCGAGGGCAAGGCGCTCCTGCTGGAGTACTGGTACAGGCGCTATGACGCGAAGGAGAAGCGGTACACGATCAACGTTGCCTTCCTCGCCGGCGGCGCCCTGCTGGATGTTTACAGGGATGTCTACGCGCACGGCATGTATCCGTTCGTGTTCGATGTCTACAGCGAGATCGAGGGCAGCATGGTGGGCGAGGGCCAGGTGCATGAGCTCACCAACATGATGCGGTACATCAACCGCTACGCCCACTACATGGACATCAATATCGCGGCATCCTCCAAGCTGAGAATGCTGGTCCGCAAGAACTCCGGCATCGATACGGCGGCGCTGGCTGACTTTTCCCAGAACCTGGTGGAAGGCGATGTCATCGACGAGGAAGCCGTCCGGTGGATGGAGTCCAAGCCGTTCAACGGGTACACCACGCAGCAGATGCTGCAGTTCCAGAACGACATGAAAATGGACTCCGGTCAGTCCCAGTTCACCCGCGGCGAAGTCACGGGCGGCGTTGATGCAGCAAGCGCTATCCAGCTTCTCCAGAACGCCGGTTCCAAGATTACCCGTCTCCGCACCCAGACCCTCACAGACGGCTTTAAACGCATCGTAGAGCAGGTTCTGTGGCTGGCCGCAGAGATGTATCAGGAAGATCGTCTGGCCATGATCAGCGACGATCTGGGGGCCACACAGCCCGTTCATCTCAGCTCTGATTACCTGATGGGCGGCAAGAAGCGCAAGCGGTCCCGTCTGGAACCGCCGCCTTATACCGTACGGATTGAGATTACCAGAATGAATCCCGCCGCTGTGCAGGCGCAGAACGACCTGTACATTCAGGCATATACGATGGCCGCGCAGGCAGGCCAGGTCTTCCCGCTGACAGCGCTCTTCCAGCTGCTCAACGTGGACGGCAAAGAACGTATCCTCCCGGTTCTCCGTGAAGTCGAAGCAACGACACAGCAGATTCAGGAGCTGACCATGCAGAATCAGCAGCTGCAGGGTCAGGTCGATCAGCTGAACGAGACCCTGGATGGTTACGCAAGCATCGTCTCCTCCAGCCCCGGATCGCAGGATGCGCTTCAGGCAATGGGCGGCGGTGCAGAACAGATGCAGGTATAAACGGTGAAAACCGTTTGTATAAACTGATTTAGGAGAGTGTCACATGGTTGATAACAACTCGGTCGATAACTTCGAGGAAAGCGTACAGGACGACGCTGTACAGGTTCCCGAAGAAACTGGTCCCAAGGGTATTTCGGAATTCCTGGACGAAACGGTGGAGCAGGAGGGCGAACAGCCCCAGGATCGTTCCACGCAGCCGGAAAGGGTTTCGGGAGGAATTAAGGGTCGGCTGCTCGACGCTGACCGCAAAGGCTACGACAGAGGAAAGTCTGAAGCCGAAGCGGCGTGGCAGGCAGAGAAGGCCCAGTATGAAGCCAGAATCCGTAAGCTTGAGGAACTCGAGATTAAGGATGAGGCGGCAAAGCTTGCCGAGCAGGAGCATATCAGCGTAGCCATCGCTGAGAGGCTGATTCGTGCGGAACGCGGAGTCCCCGGAAGTGTACAGCCGGAGCTGGAAACGCCCGCCCCGCAGCCCAGAGATGAGCATGGTCGTTTTACGGCGCGTCCGCAGGACGACACAAACGAATACGCGCAGAAGCTTCTGGAGCAGGCAGATACAATCAAGCGACTGACAGGGCAGGACATGATGGCTCTGTACAACGGCAATCCGGATATTCAGAACAGGATTCTGAACCGGGAGATCGACTTCTACGGACTCGTTGAAGAGATGCGGGGACAGAAGCGGATGCCGCCTGTTGTACGCAGCGCAAATGGTCAGACAGCTCGTCATCGCGGCATTGCTGACCTGACAGATGAACAGTTTGATGAACTGGATAGACGTCTGGAACAGGGGGCAGTATTCGACATGAGGAGATGAATTTAAATGGCATACGAAAATATGAACTACAGCTATGATGCTGGTATTGCTACTTCTGAAGTTATTGGTTATCACGAGCGGAGACTTCTCCGGAACGTTCTCGCCAATCTGACCTGGGGCATGGACATCCAGATGCGTCCTCTGCCCAAGGGGAATGGCCGCAAGGTGCAGTTCCGCCGCATGGTTCCCTTCAAGCCCAGCACCCGTCCTCTTGAGGAAGGTGTGACCAAGAAGGGCCAGAAGCTCCGTCAGACCGACATGTGGATCACTATGAAGCCTTATGGTGAGCATGTCGAGTTCACCGACGAGCTGGACCTGTACAACATCGACAACATGCATCGTGAGATCAACGAGCTGCTGTCCCGTCAGGCCCGTGAGTCCATCAACATTCTCGCCCGTGACGCCAAGTGCGCTGGCACGAATGTCATGTACGCGGGTGGCCGTGCAAGCCGTGCTGCGCTCACTGCAGCTGACACCCTGAACTACGACACCATCCGCAAGGCTGTGCGTACCCTGGAGAAGAACCTGGCTCCCAAGTTCTCCGACGGCTACTATCATGCCAACATCGATCCTGACACCAAGTATGACCTGATGAAGGATCCCATGTGGATTGATCCTGCCAAGTATCAGGACAAGTCAATGATCGCCAAGAACGAGATCGGCATCATCGCCGGTGTCAAGTTCTTCGAAACCACCATCGGCAAGACCTATGAGAACGAAGACGATTACCTGGTCTATGCATCTTCCACCGCGGACACCGGTCTGGCTGAACTCACCGTTCACGGCTATGATGCGGCTACCAAGACCGTCTATGTCAAGGAAGCCCTGAACGAGTACGAAGCCCGTTCCCTGGGTGCGCGTCTTGTGAAGATCGGCAATGAACCTGCCTTCATCGAATGGGCCAAGGCCGGTGCTGCCAATGCCGGTGAACTCCACCTGCGCTGGGCTCTGGCTACTGCTCCCACCGCAGACACCACCAAGATCACTCAGGAAGAGGAAGGTCCCTCCGGCGTGAACATCCGCGCTACCGTTATCTACGGTCAGGACTTCTGCGGCGGTATCTCTCTGGACGGCACGGGCCACAACATCCGTGTCATCATCAAGCCTCTCGGCTCTTCCGGTTCCGATGACCCCTACGATCAGCGCGGCACGATTGCCTACAAGATCCGCGGCGTCGGCTACCACATTCTCCAGGATGCATTCGGCGTCCGCATTGAACATGCTGTAAGCGCCTAATCCACAAACAAACAGGGGCGTAGTGACTACTACGCCCCTTTATAGGAGGTAAAACATATGGCAACCAAAACACCCGTTGAGCAGCCCACAATCGCCCCTGAAGACAGAATGACCTACGTGACTCTTCCTCTTCTTGACGAGGAGAAGCCCGGTACGGTTGACCAGACGGAAGTCGTGCAGTGCGAGGGAAAGAACAACAATCATCCCCTGATCATCCAGCGCGGCCAGCGTGTGGAGATTCCGATCTGGGCGTTTGAAGCACTCGTCCATTCCGGCAGGTACACTGTTGCCCGTCCCAGGGGCAAGGAAGACACTCATACCGAGTATCATACGAACCTCTAAGGTGGTGGTGGCATATGACCTTTGAAGCCATGATGCAGCGGGCCATCTTCCAGTACAACGCTGACTGGGACGATTATGAGGATTACGCCCCCCATGTCGATGCCTATGTCAACGATGGATACGATCAGGTCCTGTTTGCGATCACAGGAAAGCATCTCGATGAAATCGCGCCCTTCAAAACTTTGGTGAGTGGTGAGGACAATGAGGTGGAACCGGGTGTACCGGCATGGACGCATCTTCCGATCTGCGATTATGCCACCTATATGCTCTACAGGAACGGCAACCCGCAGAAGCAGCAGCGCGGCCTCGCGTTCCTGCGTAACTTTGAGGAGTGCCTTGGTAAGTGCAAGGATCTTGCCGGAAGGGTGACTCTGGATGAAACAACCGGGGAAATGACGTTCCGGAAGGAACTTCCCCAGTTTTACAACTACAGACCGTGAGGGGGTGAAGTATGTCAGCGTATGAAACAAGCGTCCAGGTGCAGGCCTTTGCCGGTCTGGACCAGACAGGGGACGGGTATAACAAGAATCTCCGCTTCGCCGTGGAGATGGAAAACGTGGATACCACAAACGGACAGTTCAAGCCGTACCGTGTAGGCGTTCAGGTGGGGCCTGAGATGGAGGGCAAGACCATCGGTACGCTGGCATGCCTGTCCCGGCGGTATTATGTCCAGCCAGAGGAGAAGGATCTTCTGGTTGCCTTTGCAGGCGGCAGGCTGTACACCCGTGTCCTCGGCAGCGATGATGACTGGGAGGTCAGGCATCTGTACACAGAACTCGGCAATGGGCAGGTAGAGGACGAGGGCGAACTGGAACTTGGTACGGATTACCAGAGCTGCGTCACCTACGAAATCAACACCATCAACGGCATAGACATGCCTGATGGCCCCGTGGACGTGCTGCTCTTCACCAGTGAGCAGGACGGCATGTTCTGCCTGTACGGACACGATCTGAAGGTCGTGAAGGTGGGTACACCGCATGCATTCTCCGTCATCTCCCGGTACAACGAACGAGTCTGGGGTACAGGCGTAGAAGACATGCAGGACTGGCTGTTCTACTCCACCGCTTTCGACCCGTTCAACTGGCTGGCGAATGAGGAGATCCCGGAAGACGGCGCGGGCAGCTTCGCTTCCCCGTCGTGGGACGGCGACCGCTTCCTCGCCCTGTATCCGTATGGATCCCAGCTGCTGGCTTTCAAGAAGAACACCATCTGGAAGATTATCGGCACGGATCCCGGTGAGTTCATCATCCGCGCCCAGTTTGGTCCTGGTACAGTCGTTCCGAATACCATCGCGGTGTCCGGGGCGTATGCCTTCATGCTGGGCTATAACGGCATTGTCCGGTATGACGGCGCACAGTCCGTCACCTATATGCAGGACAACGTCCAGAAGCTTTTCAACCG